AATATATTAGCTAAATCAGAGGATGCATTAAATCCAGTACCAGCCATACCGCCTAAAGCACTGGCGCGTCCAGCTAATCTTCTTTCTTCACCAGCCAACCCAGCATTTTGAGTTCCCATAATTCTTGATAAGTACTCGCCCATATCAGAACCTAAGAGATCGCGAACAAGTTCTGCTTGTTGTCCTTGATCGTATTGAGTACCTGCAAAACCGCCCGATGCTGCACTATTTCTAGCAGCTCCTAGCATTTGATTTTGTTTGTAATTATAGCCGCGCGATGGCTCGTAGCCTCTCATTAAGTTATTAACGAAAGCATTAGGATCGCGCGCCATTTGGCTATATTCAGCGGGAAATTGATTTTGGTTAGTAGTAGATGTATTACTGTATTGATCGAGTAAGCTACTGTAGGCTTTCTTCCCTTCCTCGGTATAAGGATTTAAATAGCCCATAGCCATGCCTGGAATTTGATTTAAATAATCCATTCCGGCATTACCACCACCGCCTCTACCACCTAATAGGCTCATGCCAGCCCCCAATGCAGCCCCCCAAGGACTACCGCCGCTTCCTATAAATCCCTTGCCAGCGCCACCTAAAGCTTTTCCTATACCACTAAAAAATCCCATTACCTATGCTCCTTATGGATACGAAGTAGTTGTAAATTTTACTAAACTACCGTTAACTTTTCCAACAAATGTAGATGGCGTACTATCAGTTACATACCATAATGTACCATCTGGCATCTGTGATTCAATTATAGCTAAGTTTACCATCGTTATCTGTGGCACAACCCAGCCATTATCACTTAAATTATCTCTTAAAGTTTGGTTTAACTCTTGGTTATAATTTTCGTGATCAATGCCTTGTAAATATGTTGGTAAGTCCATTAATATAGCTCCACCATTCCATTATTAGCTACAAACCGACTTAAACCCCAAAATCTTAGTTTTAAAGTTAAACTATTACATGCCCCTAAATTTTCCCAGTTAAGAATGTTTTGACGCATCCCTATTGGGTTTAAATTTCTAGATACTGTATTACTCCAAGTAATTCCACTATCTCTTGAAACTGTTAAATCAACTCTTGGCTGATATGGAATTGTTATTGATGCTATATCTAAAGAATCCTCATCTGCCATTGGTTGCCCAGCTTCTGTGTAGATAGTATCATCAGGAGGGTTAAATAAATCTTCCGTTATTAATAAATCCTGCCCAGGGCTATTTATTGATAACCCTGTAACGTTTTTATCGTTACCTTGCTCAAGTGTGAATACAAAAGTATTTGGTCTAAATTGGCTACTGTCATCTGCTCTAATGGTGTCGCAAATCCTTATTCTTTGGATTTCATGTATTAAAGTTGGATCTGGTATGGCATTCGGTAAGTTTTCGTTGTAAGTTGTTAAATCAGTAGATGATAAATATAAATCCCCGTCATTTAAAGAAATAAAATAAGTCTGTCCATTAAAATAAGCATAATTTTTGGCTGGATGATAATTTAAATCCCAATCACTAAGATTAAAAAACATCTCAGTCGTACAATCATAAAGGATGGTTAGATTATCTGCTGGATTATAAAATGTTAATTGATAAAATAAATGACCATCTTGTCTATAAAACATTGCTGTTGATTGTGCTGGATATTGAATATGAGACAATTGATGATCGATACCATCTGTTGATATTGGCTTAAATTCTTGCCCATTATACACCATAATAGTAGGGGCGTTATTTTCATTTATAGCTAGCCATGCTATAAATTTATCTGAAGATGCAATAGTTGAAACAGAAGCGCAGCCATAATCTACGCTTACGTTTTGATTTCTTCTATAGTTTTGTAATCCCCCAATTTGCATCCATATTTCGCAAACTGATGTTCCCATAACTAAAACGTTAGCTGATTGAGCAGGAATTCTAACGACAGCAAGCGCATAATCAGGTTTGGTTTGTAAAGCAAATTGGCCAGTAGTTGCTTGTGTAATGGTTGTTGGAGTAGCATATTGATAAGCATACCATGCAGCACCATTAGTTGTTCTGTCAGCATTTCCAAAAAGAAAATAAGTATTATGATAATCTACATAGCCAGGGACAAGATTACCTAAACCAGTTTGAACAGTTAAACTAGATCCTGGTAACGAATAATTATAGATATAAGCATTTAATCCATCTACAATACAAATCTGTGAGTTTAGGTTTTCATCTATATATACAACACCTCTTTCTGTTCCTAGCATTCCTACAAAAGTAGGGACAAGATGCTCATTTAATGAATAAACAAAACTGTCGACTACAACAATTAAACGATTACCACGAATACTAGTGAAAATACCGCGACCTAATCCTTCTGGAAGTAATTCATAAACCTTTTGATATCCAGCGGTGTTAACTAGCCATTCATCAGATACGAACATATTATAGGTTTTTTCACTTGAGATTTTCTTGTAGCGACCAAAGGTTGAGCCACCAACTATATTAACTTCCTCTTGTTTAGAGTTCGGAGTCTTCCTCATTTATGTTTCTCCAGATATGCAATCGCCGCGCGGAAAAGTTCTGGGTTTTCCTTAAATTTACCTATTCCGGTGTTACATGAGTGGCATAATAATTCTCGTGCTTCACCAGTGGTATGACAATGGTCTATACATAGTCTGCAAATTCTTGGATTTTTGGGATCTTTTCTAGTTTCCGGCTGACAACAAATTGCACACCTATTATCTTGATCGACAATCATTTGCTCATATTCAACTACTGTAAGATTGCGTTTTTTTAAAATTTCCCTAAGTTTTCTAGTATATAGTACTTCTTTTCCGTGGTTGGCTAATAGTCTTTGATAGGAACGTTTATATATATCCTTCCATTTTTCTGGATTTTTGATTTTGTCTTCTGCCATTTTTGCATTGAACCATTCTCTATTTTGGTTTCTTTTTGTATTTGCAGTTGCCCTATGGCAATGTTTACAACGACCATTTGCTTTTAGATCAGTTAAACCCAAAATTCCATGGGTCTTACATTTTTTTATTATACTCATACTACTACCTGGAGCTACCATAAGGTTTTCTGCAATATTATACATGTTTTATAGCTCCATATCTATATTAGTTAGTTTAGATACTCCACCCTTTTCCAAGATTTACTTGAGCGTAATTGATCGAGTTGCCAGAATTAAAAGTAGAAGTTTTATTAATTCTTAAGTCCATTGGGCTAGATCTTTTAGATATCATTTGCTGATATTGTAGTAGTTGTTTAGTTAATGATGGAGAAGGTGCAAAGTTGTAGGCCGTACACAATCTATCTGCTAATCTATATTGCAAATAGTTAATGTAGTACTGATCAAGTATTAACGATAAGTCTTGATTAATAGTTACCGTTTGCAATCTAAATCTACCCGTTAATTGCATTGGGTATGCAGTGTCTGGAAAGAAATAGATAAATAAATTACAACCGCCTAAACAGCGTTCGCAATGCCAATTATACGGCAATGATTCAACATTTTCTGCCCTTGCTGCACCAAAATATAAATCCTGTGATTCTTTCCTCATTTGATACCGAATGGTATTAATAAAGAACGTTAAAGTTTCTGGGTCAGATAGGTTTGGGATAAAATACATTTCTTGTCCAGGCACTGCATTAAAGTCATATGATGTCGTAAAATAAGGAATCATATCTTCCTCAATTGCAGTATCGGATAAGATTTCGTTTAGTTTTAAAAACCCTGTTTGTTCCTGGTCACCCGCCACTGTTTGGAAATTGCGTGATACGATTCCCGAGGTATAAAATGCCTCAGAAATTAGCAATGTGACGGGATAAGCCATGGACAAGTGCTCCTTATAATTGATCTACGTAGCCAAATACAGAAACTGCTAATGAAGCAGAGCCATTTGATACTAAGTAATCAACGCCAGTTGTGCTTGATATAGTCGAGCAAGGACAAACTAAAGATGTACTAGTAACAGTGCTAGCAGGAGATGACGTAATAACCTGTCCAGCTGCTGAGCTTGAACCGCTAGCTTTAAAAGCAGCAGTACGAGTACCACCAGCATCAGCTGTTAAAACTGATTCTAGTATTACTGAGTTTGCAGTACTTGGTACCATTGCTGAAACATTAACTAGAGCAAATGCAGTAGATTGACCAACAGTTACAGCAGTTGCAATGGCAGCCGCATACCACATAGTACGACCAGATTGGCTAAAGTCTAGAATTGCAGCAGCACCACTAGTTAAAACGCATCCAATACGGCGGAACATATCATAACCAGCAGGTAGTGTTGGAGCGCTAAAGCTAGCTGATAAAAGACCAGCAGTTGGATTATAATCAGTAGAATCTCCTATTACGTAAACAGCATATAAAGTGCTATTACCTAAAGAGCCGACATCTAATCCGTTAGCTCCGTTAGCAGATGCAACGATAGTGGCTGCGCTTGATAAAACAATATCATTAACGTTAGTTGAATCGCGGAACTGTCCAGCTGCAATTGTAATGCTAGTGCCACTTACAAAGGAAAGCGCACCACCTTGGACATAAAGGTTACCAAGGTTAACCATAGGGTAATTTGGTTGTATTGTCATAACATTCTTCCTTTTAAATTAAGATTGTTCAGTTGCTTTATTGCGCTCCAGTTCTCTATGGTGTTTAATATGGCAACTTTTACATAACCACCTAACATCAAGAGGTTTTGAGTAGTCTGTGTGATGAGCATCAATATTTTCTGTTTTACTACAAACTTCGCATGGTTGAGGAACAAGAACACCGAATTTGATAGCTTGCCAGGTAAAATTCTGAATTTTGACTTTATGTCTATATTCAGCACACCTAGAGTACTTTTCTTTTCTGCGGCTTCTTTCTTCTTGAATAAAGTTAGGATTATTTTTTTTAAGCATAATGCGCCTAGCGCTAGCAGCTTCTCTTTTGCAACTATTGCAATAACCACTATCTTTATTCTCTTTAAGACTCGCACAAAGTAAACAAATGGGGTTCCGAAGCCCTGAACCATAAGGAGGCAAGCTTTTTTCGGCACGAATTTTAGCTTTAACTTTAGCTCTTCTTTCAGCTTTACCTTTCTCATAACATTCCTTACAAATACCCCATTGTCTTCTTTGGATTTCTTTTCCACATCTTTTACATAAGACCGTTTTAAGCGCCATAAATATTTCTCTTGCAATTTAAAGAAATTCACTATATCTTTAAATCCATGAAAAATAAAGTTTGGACACATATTTATAACGGAAATACCAAAGCCATCGCATATTCTGATACAAGTGTACTTCCCCATATTGCATCGTGGATCATCCCCATCTGATTCTGTCCAAATAGAGTTCCGTAATACATACGCATTGACACACCTGTTTCTGGATCGTTTTCGTTTCCTGTAGGGAACGGTACTTGATCAGGCAATCTTGGCATTGCTAAGAACAATGGATCGCCAGCTGTTATCAACCCAGACCTGTGACTTGGTAATACCGATACTTGCATACCAGGTAATATTTGAGTGTTCAAGTTTTGAGCATTAGTAGCAGATGCTTGTAATGCTGGGTAAATATTAACGGTTACCTGAGATCCAGAAGTGGATGCAGCAGCCGATGTAGCTTGAAATTGAACTGGGTTAGCAGATACCTTATGACCGATAAAGGTTCTGTAACGCAAGTTAGTATATCCCGATACACCATCGTTAAATTGGAATTTATCGTACTGTTGAACAGAGTTAGCATCGTTTGCAGCATGAGTACCACTAAAGGTGATTGCTGTTACGGCGCCGTTAGCATCTAAAGTAGTTGATACTACTGTTAAAGTGCTTCCTTGTTGTCCTTCTGTTCCGGCTATATGAATTGGTAATAAGTTAGATTGGTACCAATCGCAATTAGAGAACTCTCCTAATTCCCACGAGTTCGCAATCTTGTTATTACGATCCATTGCAAATTGGTTTAATCCAGTACCAACGATGTTAGGTACAACGGTATCGCCAATATATGCTTTAGCGCGGCCAGTAGCTGAACCATAGTTACGGTATAATGCTAATGCATTAGCTAATTGAGTGTAACTATTAATTGGATTAACACCATCGCCAAAGAATCTGTAAGTATTAGTTACACAATTTTGTGCGACATTAGCTTCGATTTGGGCGCCAATTTCTTGAACAGCAGCTTTACCGAAACGTCCCATGTATTCCTCAACATTGAATATAAATTGTTGAGATGTGAATGCATAGCTAGTTGAAACTGATTGATCGCAAACCAAAGTTTGTATTCTTTGATCAGCTGGTTGAAAAGTTGCAACCAAAGAATTAGTAGTAGTCATTCTAGGAGGTAAATCAAAGCCTACTGAATCCCCTAAGTTTCCTACTAATTTCTCGAAGTTTTTAAATTTAGTGTTCGAGGTAGAAATAAAGCAATTTAAGTTTTGTAGAAACGCAAGTGAAGACATTTGGTATGTTTGCACTTGTTGTAATATATTTGTTGGTCCTGCCATGGTAAAATTTCCCTTTATCTAGAGTTAATCCAGGTAAAGACATGGCAATATAGTTAGAGGTTAACGATCTTTAGCCTTTCAACCAAGGAGCGTTCTTAAAATCCTTCAACGTCATCTTGCCGCTATCCATACCGACCGAAGAAGATTTAAGTTTTGATAAAGGAGGAGGGGCACTAACATTGTTGGTTTTTGCTTCTAGATTCTGGCTTATCGATTTTGATAAACGTTCTAGCTGTTTTGTCGCCAATTTAGGCGAGGTCTTAGCTAGCGAATCTATTTCTAACAACTTCGATGGGTTATTAGCCAGTTCATACATAATCTCTGGCGTATTCTCCATTTGAGCTGCTAGCATTACAGCATTGGGAAATTTATCAGGTTCAAAATCACCCATGACTTCGTTAAAGTCTTCAAATAACTGAGAGCCTTTACCCATTTTAAGATAATACTGATCAGCAATTGTCTTTAACTCATCTTCCTGAGCTTTTCTTTCAACCTCATCACGATGCTTTTGCAAATCCTGCATGAACTTGTCATATACTCGCCGTTCAATTTCGGAGGTATCGTTTTCGCCCGTAGCCGCTGGTTGTACAGCAGATTCAGCACGAATCTTTTCAAGTTCTGCCTGATGCTCGGCTTGCATCTGTTGACGCACGCGTTCAG